CCATGATTAGGAAAGCCCTCCGAGCTTAACTGGTTTACATTAGCTATAGTTTATAGACGTGCTAACGGTCTAGGTTGCTGTTATTCCTGTAATATTGAGCCTAAGTTCCATAGCATAAGCTGTAAAACTACCAGCATCCCAATCTGTCATACTTCCTCCATCAGTAACTATATATCCTTTAATTTGACCAGCAGAACCTATCAATTGCCAAACATACCGATTCATATCACCACTATGAGGCAAAGTCACATTAGTAGTAGCGAAATCACAACTTATTCCAGCAGCAGTATGGCTAGAGTTAACAGTTGTATCAAGGAAAGTGAATGGAAGATTTTTAATCAATACCTGACCATCAGCACTATTGTTTAAATCACTGGATTGGAATGATATTTGCATATATACTTTTCTACCGATCTTTGTATAAGTAGCACCACCAGATATTGCATATGTATCGTGATTATCTGCTCCGCCTAATTGAGGATTAAAAGTTCCTTCTTCGTAGTCGTCTAACGTATTGCTAGTAACATCTGTAGCTGCATTGTCTGGATCTTCTTCAGCACCATAGTTGCTGAACTGAATACCCTTTGTGGCAGCCATTTTGATGTTGCCTGTAGTAATGACATCACCATTACCAGCAACTGAAAAACGAGTATTTACGGTACTCCACGCATCGGTTGTTACAGAAATTCCAAATAAAGTATGAGCATTAGTAGGACTTGTATCACCTAAAACTAATGCTTCCTCATTGTTACCTTGACGGTTAATTATAGCAGTAGCATTGGAATATTCAAATGTAAATCCATAAGCAGTGGACTCATCATTATGAAAGATATCTGAATAGTTAGTACTAGGACCGCTATCATCGCCTATTTTTAAAGTATTAACAACTCGAACGTTTTCATCACTCTTTATCTCTAACGCACTATCACCACCTGCTTGTATATATAAGCTACCATTTTGAGAGTTGATATAGTTATTACCTGATGCATGACGTATGGTAAGGTCATTACTTGCACCGAACTTAAGGTACTTATCATCTGGTAATTTAGTATCCCCATCAGATATCCTTAGAGCTTCTGTTTCAGAACCACCAATCATATTTTTAAATACAATTGGAGTAGTTTTTCTATTAGTTAATACTAAACCATCAGAATTATGTACTATAGATGAGTAATCGCTACCAATACCATCTCCATTACTATCTCCATCAAGTATTAACCAAGCACCTCCACCATTAGTAGAACCAATGATAGTTTGTACAGCACCAGCTTGATTAATTTGTAAAATTTCATTTGGAGTTGTTGTACCTATACCTACTTTTCCATCACTTTGGACTGCTAGTTTTGGATTATTTTGACCGTTTGTGAATATCCTAAAACTATGACTAGACTCAGTTCCGATAGAAGCAAAATTATCGTTACTAGGAGCGAATATACTTGTAATACTACCATTAGTATCTGTTAGTTTGATTGATGGGTTAGTAGTTTCTATTTCAAGTGGTGCTGATGGACTATCTGTACCTATACCTACTTTTCCAGAGGAATCTATAGTTAGTCTATTAGTTAATTCAGTTCCGCTAGCACTTGATGTATGAAAAGTCAACTTACCCGGCATTTGTCCATTAGCTATAGTGCCATCGGCAAATGCTCTTATCGCTGCACCGTCTTCAAAACTATTTCCATCTGCACCTCTAAATACTATTTCACCTAATCCAGCACTACTTCCAACAGCAGTTAAACTACCATCTGAGCTACCACCTGACCTGTTAAAGTCAAGCATAGGCTTCTCAGCAGCAGTATTTCCAGCGTACTGGGAAATAGACATCCCTGTATATGCTGCAGTATCAGCAACAATAAGTTTATTTCCTAAACGATAATTATTAGCTGATGTACTTCCAATTAATACTTTTCCATCTGAATCTATTCGTAACTGTTCAGTGCTAGTACCTTTAACGAATCTAAAGGTTCCATAAGTAGAATCTTGTGCTAAAAAACTTACTAAAGCATTATTATTAGTTTTTTGTCCAAGACTTATACCTAAGCCTGTACCAACTCCACCAAATCTTGCTTGTAATCCATTCTGAGTACCGTTAACGTAAAGTTTAGAAGTAGGCTCAGTATGTCCTATACCTACGTTTCCATTTGAGTCAATAGTCAGTCTCGTAGCTGTGTTTCCAGTTATAAGCTTTATACTACCAGCACTACCAACAGTACTTATTTTGAAATCACCACTATCTGTATAAATATGAGCTTTTGCAGCATCATTATCGTCTTTTAGTTCAATTAACCCTTTCTTTGTCTTACCAATAGTTAAAGAATTATATGAAGTATTTGAATATGGAGAATCGTTTCCTATACCTACATTTCCAGAGGAATCTATCCTCACACGTTCTTGACAACCTGCTCCATTAGCAGTATGGAAAGTTAAACTACCATCATCTTTATTTGACGTATCTGTACCTGCTCTCATGTGGATGGATGCTACTTCTGTACCATTCCATCTAGCCGATTGGAAAAATATTGTATCGTGTGCTGAAGATTGATTAGAATCTATTTTAAATCTTAAGGCATGTGCTCCATTAGAACTGAGATCAATACCAGCATCATTAACTGAACCTAGAATACTAAGGCTATTAGTTGGATTTGAATTACCTATACCTACGTTTCCATCACTTTTAACAACTAAAGGTGAAGATGAACTTCCATTGTCGTACAATGTAAAGTAATCATTATCGCCAAATAGAGTCCAAGTCCGATCATTATTACCAATTTCTACACCACCACTAGCATTTCCAGTATTATTTCTTTTAGCTTTAATTAAAACAGAATCAGTACCTACTACATCTAACTTTTTAGATGGAGCGTTTGTACCTATACCTACGTTTCCATTATGATCAATTAATAGTTTTTGTTGTAAAGTTTGAGTTGATGTAGAACTTGGAGAAGTATAAAAACCAATTCCTATCTTATCTGTATCTGAATCTGTTTGAACGGAAGCAATAGCCGAGCCTGTTCTTAAAGAACTAGAATCTGCCTTTCCAAATGCAAGAACAGCTTGAACATTATCTACACCACTTACTCCTCCAGATCTTAAGAATAAGGTTTCACCAGTATGTGTGTTGTTATTTAATGTTGGTTCAGTATTATTTTGAATATGTAACGTTGCATTTGGAGTATCTGTCCCTATACCTACTTTTCCAGATGTATCTATACGTAAAACATTCGATCCTGCATTTGCAAAATATACATCTGAACTTTTAAAAGCTAATGGTGGAAAGGCAGTACCACCATCGTTAACAGTTGAAATTGTAGATACACTTTCAACTGAAGTTGTAAAATAAATATTTTTGTCTTCAGCAAGTCTAACATGAAAAGGTCCAAAAGGATCTGGTGTTCCTATACCTAATTCCCCATCTCCATTAATTAAAACTTTTTGAGTACCACCAGTAGCTATACCAAGTGTATTAACTCCTGCACTATATATACCTGTATCTGTATCACCATTAAAGTTAAATCCTGGTGTACCTGCTGTACCTCCACCAACGGAACTTACTGTCCCTGCTGGACCCTGTGGTCCCTGTTGTTGATCCTCTATCTGACCAGACAGAGGGTTATATTTAAAAGCCATTATTATTTACCTCTCTAGCTCTTGACAACAGCCATAAGGTTGCTGCCGTTATATGTCATTGTTAATGTTGCTACTAAAGTCCCACCTGTGGGTTCGTATGTACTTCCGTTTACACCAGTAGTACCAACGTAGTATTTAACTGTTGCTAATTGACCATTACCATCATACGTATTAAATACGCCATCATGTTCTGGTATAGCTAACCCACTTGTTACAGGGTTGCTAACATACCTATTTGGTTTTGCCATTGTTATTAATAAGGATTATTGAAGTGGACTGGGTGTTATTTGCTTGGGAGATTTAAGATCTTGTCTATAGTTCTTTCATTAGCTGATCTGTTTTGGAGCTTTTGATTCCTCTCCTCTATTAAAAGTTTCTGAACATCATTCTCTTTTTTAACCTTTTGCCAAGCTTGTTTCTTCGCTCTATTAAACATATTTGATATCTTATCATAGTGCGGAAATGATCTTGGCTCAGTAGACTTATTACCAGTGTTTCGTTCATAGTTCATCTCTGCTAATGATATCTGAACTTCAGGATTTCTAGCCATATTATTTAAAATCTTTTCTAGATTCTGTTCTCCTATAGCTCGTTGATATAATGACCTAACTTTTGGACTATTACTTAAGTCAGTCCCGTCAGGTGCAGAGTATGTAGATGTTCTTAAATCATAACCACTGTTAAATAGTAATTCTCTACCCGGTGAATAATCTAAGTTGAAATTCACAGGTGAGACTGCATTGAACATACGAACCAAGAAGTTATGCTCCTTTATTGGTCTACCAGTTAAGATGTCATATTTTATAGGTAGTGGTTCAAAGGCTACGTTCTCTGAGATTAGATTCCTATTTCTGATAGAACTCCCTATATCAGAACCTAGCTCTCTTGTATAAGGAGTTAGTACCTTACCTATCTCATTACGTAAACTTGATAGAGGTAAAGTGTTATTCATAATGGAAGCAATAATTCTGTTTTGTTGTCCGGGTGCTCCAGAAAACAAATCAACAAATGATTGCAAACCAGCTAGGTATGACTTACTGGTAATAGTTCCAGCCATAGCCACACTTAATTTTAGTAGATTATCTTCAGCCCACTCTTCACCCATGAGATCCATATGATCTCCTATATCTCCTATTAACGCTAAGATCTGGTTATAGGGTTCAAAGGCATCATAGTTAACCCAGACATTACCAAGTTTAATTGTTCTTGGTTTCCAACCAGCATCTAACCATGCTTGTCTCTTTTGTCTATCAGTAGGTCCATTTCCATGTAAGCCACCATTAAGGTAAGCCATACTAGCCATAAAAATAGCTGAACTACCTAAAGCTAATCTGCCTTGATTAACAGCTTTAGCATTCATTAAGTCTTGAGTAGTCTCTATTCCATAAGCTTTAAGAGCTGATAAATCACTACCCGGCTTTGCAAATGCAACATCATTCCACTCTTTAACTAAGAAGTTAAAACCCGGAGTATGTTTAGCAGTTAACGCAAGACCATTAATACCAGTTCTAGCAAATAAGAAGAATGGTCTTACAAAAGGAGTAGTGTCAAAAGCATCAGCTAGTTTTTTACTGAAACCAGTTAAGTCCTGAGTTAAGGTCGCTTCTTTCTTGCTATATGCAGCAGCCGCATCAGTGATGTTACCTTCAGCATCAAAGATCTGGGAGTTGAATTTATCCTCCATATCTTTGAAGAAATTTTCATCTAAGTTGACGAAGTTTCCATCAGGTAAGTTTTCAGCAGCTTGTAAGAATGCTTTCTCTCTTGCTCTAGCTCTACCAATGATTAGCCCAAAAGCATCGTCAGTGGCTGCCATGATCTTGGTTGAGTAAGTAAGGAACTTATTATCATTAGCACCTCTAACAAGATTTGCTGTACGGAATAAAGCTTTATCAACTTTATCTCCTCTAGTCTCTGCCCAATGTCCATACATATCCCACTGGTCATCTAACTTAGACCTTTCTATATAACGAGTTTTCATCGTTGATATATCACCAGCCCAGTATGCATTTAGTCTGCGCTTAAATAATTCAAAAGATTCTGGCACTGCTTCACGCATAGCGTTTAATGCAGCCAAACCTCCTCTAGATGTAACCCAGTCGCCTCTCATAGCACCACCAATAGCCATAGCTAGAGGTCGTGTAAAGGTGGCACTAGAAGTACCCATGATCGCTCTTACGGCGGTCTTAGGACCAGATAAGACACTATGAGTAAACATAGTTCCCATCTCTCTAATTAATGCACCAGTTTGTTTCTCTCCACCTTTAAAGCTTCCACCTCTCATCTTAAGACGCATGAAAGCATCAAAGTCATCTAAGGTATGTATATCTTTTGTCATGGAGATACCTTCAAAGATGGTTTTAAATAAATCATCACCACCATCTTCAGGAGCCATAGCTAAAGCCATACGGAAGGCTTCTATGCTTTGATTGACATCAGCATCTACTGCCTTATTAATGTCAGCTCTCCTTACTGCTCCATATCTACTTCTAAAATCTCTAAGCATTTGAGATGTTTCAGCACTAGCTAACTTACGCATCTGTAAACCAGCAATGAACTTCTGAACTAGCTGTTGGGCTGGTCCATCTATGTCTCTAATGTCAGCTATCTCTGCTAACTCTCTACCTGTGATACCTGTGGCTCTTATATCACTTAGTAGGGAAGCATTAATTAAGTCTATGGCATGAGCATATTCAGGTTGAACAAACTCATAAAGAGTTTTATCACCATCTTTAACTTCTACTTTCTTTTCCTTTATCTGTCTCCAGAACTCTTCAGGTGTAAAACCAGATGTAGCTCTACCTTCATATACTTGTTGAAGGACATCTAGATCTTTGGATATTAACTCTTCTGTAGTGATGCCTTGTCTGGCAGCAGTTTCATCTAGTTGTTTGATGTAACCTTCACTTCTAATCCTTTTAAGTATGTTTCTAACTTCTTTTCTAGCCTCTCCTGAACCACGAGCTATGTTATCTACTTGAACATTAGATACAAATGAGCCTGTAGTACCTTCTTCAGATCCCCAGTCATTCTTAATAGACCGTTTAGCCTTAACTAATGATTCAGTAGTTTCGTTTGACATAGCCGTTCCTAGCCATGGGTCAGCTATTTTTTCATTCTTATATGCACCAAACTCAGGAGACTTAAGTTGTTCTTTTGCCTTGGCTTTCTTCTGAGTTTCTACGCTTTTAACTCTGTTCTTGTACTGTTGCTCAGCAGCAGAAATAACCTTTTTACCTTTTGCCTTTGCACCTTTTATTGCTTCTTGTGCAACTTCAGTTTTAATTCCAAACTTTAAACCTTCATATACACCATCAAATACAAGACCAATACCTAAACCTTCTACGACATTCTTAAATGTCTTCAGCATAGGGTGGTCTTCTTTTTGCGTTGCTAATGCTGTATCAAGAAAGGGTATTTTTTCTTTAAGCATTCCAGAGACGTTATCGTCCTGAGATGTTTTAGAAACAAGGTCAAACTTAGCTCCAGCTATAGCACCTTGTACTAATCTACCTCCTAATGTTTTAGCAGCACCAACACCACCTGTAGCAGCAATTGTTGTACCAACATGAGTAACACCTCTAACTAAACCTCCCCACCAAGTCTTTGTCTCGATTGGCTTCTCGTCATTAACAAACCAATCATCCCACTCAGGTTTATAACCTTCATCGGTTTTAGCTTCTTCTCCCATCTCACCAGTGAAGAAGTCAATGACTCTCTCTGGTAATGTGATTAGTGAGGAAGCTGTATCTTGTAAACCACCAACAACGCCAACAGCAGTGTCTTTAACGTAATCACCAAGATCAGGTTTCTCTTCGAGATTAACTTCTTCATCGTCTACTTGATCTTTTTCAAATTGTTCTCTTATGGTGGCTCTTGTGTCTACTGCATCTTCTATAGCTTTAGCTGCCTCAGCAGCTTGTTCCTCAGAAATTCCATCTGAGAGTCCTATCTCTAGGCTTGGGTCATAATCATTCATTGTTTACCACAGTAAATATGCCTCTAAGAAGGCATGTAAACCGCAGTTACAAGTCACTTCGTATGAGAGCTTTTTTGTTATAGATGGATGTTTTTACGTTTTGTTCTATATCCTTTGATTCATTTAGTATCCGTGCTCTAGTTATTCGAGAAGCAGTTGGATAGTAATAGATAAGTCTAGATATATCAGGATCTGGTTCTTCTTTCTTATCTATTTTCACTTCCTCATCTAACAAGAATCTTAATTGAGCTTGAGCTAAGTCAATTGGAGATACAGTTAAACCACGTGCTACGTCTTTAATAAATTGAGGTAAGTCAGATGATAATTTTAATGGAGTTTGTGACCAGTTAATTAAGTCTTCTTCTTGGATTAAGTTGATTCTATTCTTTTTCCACTTTTTACCTCCACCTTGGTTTAATGCCACACCTAGATTACGCATGTATGCCTGACCTCTTTCAAACTCCTCGGTTGTGTAGTCACCTCGTAGACTTGCTCGTCTTCTAGCATCATCTTTATTATGTGCTTGCACTGCTGCTAAAGCAGCTTGGAAAGCCTGTTCAGGAGTAGATGTAACATTACCTTTACTATCCATATATGTTCTTCTATATGTATCATTAAAAGTATCAGTTAAGTCGTAGTAAAGATTTAACCATCTAGTTGAAGCTGTTTCTGCTGTACCATATGTCTCTTCAGAACCTTCATCAGTAGCAGCTTTAATGTACTTCTGTGCTTTCTTTGAGTCAGGTGATCCCGGTGTTGTAGCACCTTGATCTATAAGCTTACCCTTAAACTGGTCATAAACATCATTACTTACATTAGCTAATTGAAAATCATAGACACCACCTTGATGACGTACTGCTTGTTCAAGCATATCTGTTGCAACATCATCTTCTAAATGACCAGCTAAAGCACTCTGTAATTCGTTTGGTACATATCCATCATACTTCTCACGGTATATATCCATCAACAAAGATTTCTCTTCATTAGTCCAATCATCTCTTGTTCTGATGAATTGTTCGTCAGTAGTTATTTGAGCTTTCTTTTGTTCTTGTTTTGCTTTCTCACCTTCTACTGCTGCTTCTGCTAATACCTCTGGTAAGTCAGACCACTCTTTCCATGACGTTAACGACTTCATCGAACCATCACGAGCTTGTTCCTCGTGGTTGATGATAGACATTGCCTGTGGGTAAGTTATCTTGTTTTCACTAACCAGCGTTTTAAGATAACCTTTAACGGCAGTCCTGCCAAATTGTATTGGCATTTGATTCCGAGCAGCATATTTCTCTGCAACCTTATGTAAGTTGTTATAGCCATCTGAAGGATCTGCAGTTACGAAACCATTTTCAATAGCACCTAAATCACTTTCTTTAACTTGTTTTTGATATGCTTTTTCTCTAGCTATAGCTTGCTCTTTCCTTCTTAAGTTATCTTGTTTATCTATCTCTTTTTTTAAGACAGTAGCAATAAGAGATTCGTTAAGACCAGCAAACCTTCTAGCATAATCAAACTTAATCTTTTCATCTAGTGCAGCTTGTTCAACAGCATTTTGTGGAGGATTATCTTTGTTGATGGTTGTCATTACACCATCTCTTAAGACATCAACTTCTGCTGTTTGATAAGCCTTATAGAAGTATTCGTTATAACCCTTAGCTTCGTTTAAGATCCACTGCTCGGCAACCATGTACTGTTCCCAACCAGCCATCTTCCTGAAATCATTGGCTGTAATACTGTCTCCAGTATCAGCTTCAATCTTAGCTGCAAACTCTTCAACCTTTAATGAGTCTTGGAATAGTAGTTCACGATTTCCTCTGAATACTTCTTCAAGTTCTGGGCTTATACCTTTGGTTAACATATCAAAGGAGATAACAGCCTCTCTATCTGCTCTATGCTTTTCTTTTCTTTTTTGAGCTATGTCTTGAATAGTTGTTGAAAGGGTACCAAGTTGGTCCCACATCCTTTCGGTTTTTTTTATCCTATCTTCACTATTCTGGATGAGTTGATTTAATCTACGTTCTTCAGATGCTTGGATAGCCTTATTAGATTTATCTAATTCAGGTACTAAATCAACTATTTGTTCTGGGTCGAATTTTCCACCTTCAACCTCGTATCTTGGAATTATTGCCATGGCTTAGGTAAATGGTTGAAATGACTTACTAACAGGTACTAAAGATTGGTAATTAGTGGTATAAGGATTACCTCCACTAAATGAAGGTTTAATAGGAGTAGGTGTGAAGCTAGAAGTCTGGTTTGAAAGATTTTTATTTCTCCAGTCTTGTGTTTGCTGACCTTCTAAACCTGCTCCAACTGCATTAGCCATACCTAACATTAATGTCATACCTACGTTCTCCATAACAGGGGCAGGTGGTGCTACATCAGGTACTGGTGAAATTGCTACATCACTAAATGACTTATTAAGATAAGACTTAAGTTGTCTATTAACATCTTCGTTATACTGTTTAGCTCTATAACTAGCCATCGTTAAACCTCTAGATCTCATGGCTTGGCTTAAACCATAGTTAGCTTTATTCATTACTAACGCTCTTCCCATTCCTTTACCTCCTACACCTCTCTCAGCAAAGGATGCTTGAAGAGCACCTTCACCTTGTATCATCGTCTTAAAGTCCTCTTGGTTCTCTAGGATGGCTTGAGCTTGTGCATTGTTTAATGAAATTTGAGTTCTAGTATAAGCTCGCTGTGCAGCGACATTAGCTAGATCTACCTCTTGGTCAAACTGTGTTATTTTCGTTTGGTATAGTGAACGCTCTTGCATCCACTTACGTTCACGTACTTTTAATTGATACTGGTATTGTCTACGTCTCTCAGCATTAGCTTGAGAGGCTGCCATAGCTCCGCCTATTGCGGATACTGCTGGACCTATTGCTGCTACGTCGCACACGGGCAAACTCTATAAAGGATAAATTGTTGGGTCCATGTTTAAATCTTCTAAGAAATTTGAACCCTAAGAATCGGAGTAACTTTAAATGGACTGTGTTACGTTCATCGACGATGTTCCACAGCAACTCCTCTGTTCTACTTTCTATAAATCGTTTCGCTTCACGAGCGAACGTTATTGGATACTTATGGATTGCGGGTGTACATAACATCCATACTTGTCCGTTTTCATGTATTCCTGCTATACCTGCTAATCGACCATCAGGCACTGTGAAATACACTGAGTCACCAATGAGAGCACCCGAAGGTACGTGTACTTTAGGATCATGTCCATGACCCTCTTCGACTTCTCTATGGTCCTCTGGACGTAAGTTAGAGGCTACTTCCGTAGCAGCCTCCAACGTTATTGGGTGAATAAATTTAGACACGTGAGTAGTTCTTGTCTGTATAAGACCCTTCCCATGTCAAATGGTGTAATGTCATAGGAGTTGGGTGTGTTGATTCAATAGTTAATGAGGTATTTATATTTCGGTTATATATAGGTATTGTTGTTAGATTGTTGTCGTCTAGGATTCCAATTTTATAATTACCACCAATGACATGTTCTTTCTCTATAGTTATGTCTTGATCAAAGTCAGCTTTACCTGTGCATTTAAGACTGGTTTTATAATTACCTACAGGACCAAACCCTAGCTTGACTCTATGTAGAATAGTATCTGCTCTGGTATCAGATATCCATCTTTCACCACTTTGTTTTTGGTAATACAGTGTTGGTATATCTACCTTCATGGTGTAGGGGGTACCAAGTATGAAACTTTCAACATGATTTACACCAGCTATCCATAAAATATGGTTGTCACCATTAACTGTTTTCCATGCTTTTCCAAACTGTCCGGGGTTGGCAGCTACATTAGGGTTGAAAACGTATAGTTTAGTATTACTTTCAGAAGTACCCAATAGCGGATGATTAGCTATCTCAGGTGGCATTGTATTGCTAGTCGAATGATCCCATGTTAAAAACGTTCGATTTAATTCTGAGTTATAGTCATGTGAATATGTGTTGGGGGTGAGTCTAACACTAATTGCATAATCAAGATGAACTGGATAGTCATCATTGATTAACAATGGATCATAACTTAGATCTTCTTCTCTCTGTAGCGGGTACCTTAGTAGAGTGTTTTTTGTACCAGTAGCATCAATATTATTTGTCTTAATCACTGCAAATAAATTATCATCCTGCATACAGTGGTATTTTATGGTTCCTTCAACGGTCCATTTAAACCATGAAGCAAGCTTCCTATCGTTTATTTGGTCAAAGTATTTATAACCATACAAGGTATTTGAATCACCTTCACTGAAGAAAATAGCTGAGTTCTCTCTTGAATTAGATATAAGCTTTAGGTCATTATCAAATAACCTAGAAACAACTGCACTCTGTTCAATAATTTCTGGTTCACCTTCTCTTAATGCACTAGCCATCTCAAAGAATCTGGAATGCTTGTTTGCATTATCTAAGAAACCAATCGTAGTACCAAGACTGATAGGGTTAGTAGCGGTATTAAAGTTATAAGTAGATATGGAGTTTATCTTTACTGTCTGAACACTTAATATATCACTATCTGTAGTCAACATAAACTGTTGATTCTTAGTGAACAGTATCAGTCCAGCATTAACCTGTATGCCGTCGTATAGCGTCGCTGGGTACGTTGAACTAGCTGATATGTCTATAGGGTCGCTAGGTATGAATTGGATCGCTGAGGTGGCAAAGAAGTTAAAGAAGTCTCCCGGTCTTGAAAGGATTATATTCTCTTCAGATAGTAAAGCAAGTCTGTTCCTAAAGAACAGCATCTTATTAATAGGCTTACCAATGAAGGATGGCTCTGGGTTGGTTACATCGTCTCCTACTAAAGCGTCTTCCCATTTTGGTAGCTGAAAAGCAGGTGCAATTTTTACTGTAAAATTACCTGTATTACCGGGAACATCAATATAGAAGGCACTGCTACTAAAAAATTGCCCACCTTTTACTGTATAATAACCACTTGGAACACTACCTGTTCCTGATGTTTTCTCTACTCGTATTAGATCACCTATGTTATACGGATGATTTGTATAAGAAATTAAATTACCACCAATATAAAAACTTGATAGGTTTTCAACAAAATCTGAATCGTTATGGTAGTTTGTACCAGTTAAACAATTTATTCTGAAATTTCCATCTGACGTCCTAATAAGAACCAAAGGCATTGTAAATGCATCTAGTCTATGTTTTCTTCCCGGCTTAGCACATTCTTCCCAGACACCTTCTCCGTCTAATTCTCCATTACCATGGAACTGTACGTAATGGTTATCTTCATCAGCAGCACTATTAACAACTTCAACTACCATTCCATGTTTACACTGGCTTGGTAAATCACCTATATCATTTACCTGACTAGCTACAACATTTAATAGCTCTTTAACTGGTGTTGACGCGCTGAACTTAGCATCCTTCTTTATATATAAACCACTACCAATCTGTTCTACATCATCAGCATCAAAGCCAGTTTCAGCAATGATTGCATTCCTCATGTCTCCAAGGATGCTATCAGCAGTTACTGTTGTTTTAGTGTCAAAGGACGTAGGTGCAGGTCGTATTAATCCAAGGTTAGCTCTTACTTCAGAGGTGCTTATCTTATCAACTTGAATGACATGTGTAGCACCTTTTAAATTTACTCTTATTTTATCTCCTACTTGCCAACCACTACCGCCATGTAATAAGTCTACTGTTGTGGTATATCTACAAGAATAATTATCACCTGTACTATCTGGTATAGCTTGACCAGTATTAGTTATTCTGAAATATAAATCTGAACGACCTTCACCTAATGCATCATCATCAGAAGACCAGCCCGGAGCTAATATTGAAAGTTGACCAACACCTTGAACTCGATCTTCAAGACTACCACCTATAGTATGTCCGTTATCAGTATTCTGTGGAGCTTGGAGTATTATTCTATCAATGTGGTCGTCATAATAACCATAATTTTTCCATGTTATATCAAATTTTGCACTAGATGTAGTTGTATTATCTGAATTCCAGTCCTCATCACCCGGACGGAAAGGCATATTAGTATAATCAGTATCTACTCTCCAACCGCTGATAATAGAACTGAATACACTTGAACTATTCACGTGTCCGCTAGAACTGAGTTTTATACATGGTTTAAGATGATGAATTTGTGTAGTTGGTCCACTTCCAGCACCGCTATTACCAGATGGGTCTTCAAAAGTATCATTATCTGCTGTATAAATTTCATCTGATACATGGACCCAAGTATGACCATTAGCTGTTGAGGTACCATCTCCATTTTCAGTTGCAACAGTAACTTCTTCATTTCCTGTTGTTCCATCATGTGACGGTGCAGATCCATCAGATTTTGAATAATCAGATTTACTTCCAGCCTTTAATTTATAAACACTTTGATGAGCATTATTATTAGATGAATCGGGTCTACCTGTTACAAGATCACCGGGTCTATAAAAAGTATTAGCAGTCCATTCTGGTGGACAATAAATCAAATAATAAGTGCGAGTAGTATCATTCTCAAAGAAGTTAGCACCACCTGCGTCACCTGCATTTAGACTGGAAAACCTAAACTTTTGATAAGCATCTGGAGATATATCATCTTCTGATCCAACATTAAATATTGCAGTACCAACACTAGGACAAGTACTATCATCATCTAACCTTGATGAAGGTATGCTTATACGTGTAGCAGTAGTTATAGTTTTACGAAATGGATTTGCTGTTGTATCAGTAGGATCGTCATCAAATAAATTCAGACCATACTGCTTTGCATAAGCAACTGCCTTTAACTCTACATATACTTCCTTTTCAAAATTACCTGCTGCGACTGTATCAGTCTTCATAGCAGTTGTTTTTAATCTATTTGTTATATAGGTGAAGTCATTTAGAGTTAATGTCTGTATATCCTCGTCATTATTATGTCTTAGGTAGGGGATTATCCCTAGTTGTGTAGACTCACCATTTACAACAGTAACTTCTGATCCTGCTTCATGGATAACCGATCCGGTTGCTGGATCTTTAACTTGAGTACAAGCCCACATCCTAATTATTCCATCATCTATTAGAGAAGTACCATTGGAATCTTTTTTCCTAGCTATTTGACCTATGTATTGTTCATTCTCATCTCGGTAGTAGTGAAACCATTTACCATCATCCTGTGCGTTGCTCAAAGTACCCACAAACTTTCCAGCAGGTCTTTTTAATAGACCATGTGTAACGTCAGGTAAGGCGTTCTCTAAATCCTTAACTTGTCCGGGTATCTTTTGTTCGTCCGGCTGCTGAGAAATACCAGCCGTTAATGATGGAATAGTTTGTGTGATATTTGCCATTAGCGTGCTAGTGCGTTGTACGGTTGATAAGCTCTATAGCTTTGGTTGTGACCTAAACCAAAGAACGAATGATCACCCGTCTGACAATCGAATTCAAGAGCAGTTGCTTTGGTTTTTTCTTTATTGATGTTTAGTAGTTTTACTAATTCTGTATTTGATACCAACTGTGCAGCAGCTCTTACAGCAGCACTGGCAACTATGTATCGTTGAATAGGTGGTGGTACTTTTGCAAACTCTATGAATGTAGTGATGTCTAATAAAAGATGAGCATCAGAATCAAAGCTACTTGTATGAGTAACTGTGTCGTATAGCTTTCCATCTCTTACTACTAGATCCATACTCCTATCTACCTGACCCATATGTAAGTCGTATCTAAGAGCGTCTGTAGGGACGTTAAAGGCATATGTTTCTGGGGTAGTACCTAAAGCTGTTGGCTCTACGTCTTTACCTTCTTCGTGGTTAAAGTGCCAACCTTCACTTTGGATATCCTTATTGGCTTCATTCAGGATGTTTTGTATTAGTTGTATCTCTGGGTTGGGGTTTGTAAGGCTTGTTATTGGCGATTGACCTATGCTACCCAGTATTGAATTAACTGCGGATAGTTCTGTATCGCTTGCTGTAGTAGTCATAAGAAAAAAAAGAGAGCCATAAAGACTCTCTTGTATGAAATGTATAATTAAGCGTTAGCTGGATATGTTGCACCGAATGCGGAAGGAGGTGTTGCTCCAATATGCAATTCAACTGCTGCTGCTGGGTTTAGGAAGTCTGCGCCCATAGCTAAGCGACCCAATATAACGTCTCCTTGGTAGACCACTGAGACATCTCCTGAAGTAACTTGAACCTGTGGACCGATAGCTTCTACAACTGCTGCGGCTTCTTTCTGGAAGATGAGACCACATGATGAATCGAATGCATCTGCTGCACCGTAGTTATTGTTATAACCACCAGCACCTGCATTAGTCTGTGCTGTAGCTGCGGCAATGTCTGGGTTAACAAAGTCACCTAAATTGTTTGGTGCTACTTCTCCGTTACCTGCGGTATCTGTTGCATCTGCTCTGTACTTAACACCATGCTTACCTAAGAATGGAATGTTCATTGACTTGAAGATCTTGATGCCTGCAATTTCAATGATGCCATTACCAGACTGTAAGGCTGTGCCTGTAGCGTCACGGTTGATAAGACCAGTATTAAGAGTATTACCGTCTACGGATTGTATTAAACTGTAGTATTGACGTGGGTTTAATACGGCTACTCTCCCAGAAGAACTGACTCCTTTCTCGTCTAAGGCTGCTGCTGCATCAAAGAATGCTGTGACAAGACCTGATGCACTATAAGCATCACTTTCATTAGTTGTTGAACCAACACGAACCTGAGTACCACCGGGTTCTCTAAAAGTAGAGGTCTTACCGACAGGACTTGGTAGTCTTGCACCTTTAGCAATAGCTCTAAAGATTAGACGATCATATTTTTCAGCTAAAGCGTAGCCGATTTTTTTTGAGATTTCTCCTCTCAATGAATAATGAGCAAGTGTCTCATCTAATTCATACACGAAGGCTGAACTGATAAGGAGATCATCGCATGTGACTGTCTTCTCAGCTACTGGAGGTGCGCCGTCGCTATTTCCAAGTATTGAATTTCCGGGCGTGTGAAATTCGGCTGTGGTGCGACCCGTGTAGATGAACTGTAAAGATTTTCCGTTCTTTAACGTACGCTTCATGACTAAGTCACGAGCGATTGTATTCTGCTGGAAACCTTTGAACATCTCTCCTGAGAACAATTTCAGGTAAAGTGCTCTATTGTCAGCACCGTCATTTAATCTACCTTGACGAGTTAACTGAGCTTGTGTTCCGGCAGCATTTGTATAATCGGTTTGATGTGCCATTTATATGTATTTTAAAATGTAATGAATGTATATTTACCCTTGCGCGCAAATTAGATTAATCGTTTTTGTGGTCTATCCCACCGTCTAGACGGCTAATAGGTATCCCCGCAGGGGCTAAAAGCCAAATTACAGAGAGGTCCGACTCTGAGGTGCCTCTCTGCAAAGCTCATTACAAACTTGTAAGAGCTGTTTCTAAATCAATGTCTTCGTCGAATTTGTCTTCTTTCTCTTCGTGCTCTTCAGGTTTGTTGTGATGGACTTGTGGGGAGTAGCTTGTTACAGCAGCCCTCCCAAATCCTCCAGATGTTTGATGTGCCATTAGAAAGAAAACTTAGCTCCTAGTTTTGTACCGAAGGTGTTGTCAGCGTCTTCCACTTGTGCGAAAGATACTTCACCATAGAGACCAAGTTTATCTGTAGCAGAGACAGAACCACCAAGCTTGCCAGAGAAATTAGACTCTGAATCAACGCCATCAACAGCATTAATTGTTTTACCACCTTGTACGTAGTAAGCAATATTGCCGACAGCATTTTCATAACCCAAGTGTAGGTCTGTTGCGCGAGATGTAAAATCAGAACCAGTGTAGTTAGCATTGGTTTCTACGTTGACATATGGACCAGCCATTGCAGGTGTAGAAGCAAGGGTGGTTACTAGAACAAGTGCAAGTTTTTTCATTTAATTTTTGTAAGATTTGTAGTACGTGATGCCACGATATTTAAGTTTCTCTGATCTCTCTAAAGCTTTCTGCTCTTTAACACGAGCTTGTAGTTCTAGTTGAG